ATTTATTCTTTTCGATTTCTGCATCAATATCACTATTAAGTGTTTCCAAATCGGCTTTTGCTTGTGCAAATTGAGACAATATCGTATCTCTTCTTTGTTGAAATGTCAGCATATTATTTTGTCATTTTTAAAAATTCAGGAGCAATGCCATATAGAGGTGTCTTCCCGTCCCACTTGTCTATAAATTGTTTATATAAAATCTCACGGGTGAGTCCACGGGACGCAATTAAAGCTTGTTCTGTTTTTAGTTGCTCCAGTTCGTTTTGCTTCTTTTGTTCTTCAATCTTCTGATCAAGTACCGAAATATTAGTGTTTACCTCGTTACGGCTATCTATTTTATCGCGGACAGCTCTTGAAAATTCCAATTGTGCGGAGAAGGTCAATAACTGCAATCCCCGTTTCTCAAATTCTTTATCAACGATCTGTTCCAGTCTCTTTTCAAATACCAATGAACCACCGTCAGCCATCAGACTGTCTGTTTTATGTTTGCGACTTTCTTCTTTGATAAGATCATATATACGTGGCTCCAAAATATTATCTTCTAATGATTGCATAAAGCCATCTTTTCCCGATGGGGTGTCAGCCTTATCAATATGCTTGTTATCAAATACAATATCAATAGCCCTGTTTTTCATTACTTTATAAGAGTAAGTTGGCCGGGCTGTAAACTCTGTATTGTCGGCTGCTTTTAGTGTGACTGGATCAGAAAATTCTCCACGCTGATCGAATAGCGGAACTTGAAAAAGCTCTGTGCCTAATTCCCATGTAGATACCTTACCGGCAACGATTTTAAAATCTTCTTTCCCTTGTTTGCCGTAGTTCTCCATAAGGACACCGGCATAATTGGGAGCAACTCTTTCGCATGAAGCAAACAAAACAACGGCAAATAGTGCCACAATCAAAAAATCAATCTTTCTTTTCATTTTCTACTTTTTTAATGATATTATAAACTATAAATGCTACTGTCAGCATGATTATTGAAATTCCCAACCACGCATTTATGTGATTGAATACGCGGTTGCCAATGAAGAAAGCCGATACGACAAGTACCGGCTTCCAGTATTTCTTTACAGTCTTCATTGTTATTGTTCGATAATGGCAATATCCGGTGCCAATTTACGGATCAACAATAATTGCTCGTCAATGGCCTTGTTGCGTTCTTCTTCCACTATCACTTCTGCACCAGGGGAGCAAAGGGACAATCGAATATTACGCCCGTCCACATCTGCAATGATTTCCACTTCAATCTCTTCTGCAGGGCGACCTTTGAAAATCGGAACAATAAGATTGAATGAGGCCGGAAGATTGGAATTGACAACTTGGCTGTAATTGTCAGTGCGACTACCGTTGTCTTGTCGGGAGTTTTCCACTTTTGAGTCAATGCTGGCTTTGAAGTTCTTCAAGACTGTTACCAGTTCCATGTTGTATTGTGCATCCTTGAAGAAGGCACGATTCATTTTGAAGAACTTTGAAAGCTGCACCGGCTCCCATGTCTTGCTTGTGTTGATACCAAATTCAAGAAACTTGGGATAGTATTTCAACTCACCTCTTACAGTAGCTTTATTCCTACTGTCAGTTTCATTGGTGACAAGTTTAAGTGTCATTTTTTCCCGATCAACAAGAATATAGCAACGTTTCTGATTGATCTGCTCTTTTTCAGAGATTCTTTTCAAGAGAAATTCATAAACACTTCCAATTGTTCCGGCTAATTCTACCTTATCAGGCTCCAGTACCGGTAACTCATTTTCTTCGTGGAGTTCAATAACTCTAAGAGTTGCTTCGGTCATACCCGGAGCAAAGTTCACTTGCATCTTTTCGTTTTCCATGTTGTTCTACAAATTTTTAGTTCTGTTTTTAAATGATTTGGCTGGTTTGAAGTATGGAGTATAATGCTCCGCTATGACAATAGTCTCGTTTTTGTGTATGTTACGAGCAACTTTTCGTTTATAGTGTTTGGGTGACAGTGTACCAAAACCTCTGATATAAAGAGTTCTTCCATTAGCTACTGCATCCACGGTTTCCTTCAATGCTGCTTCTATAACTGTTCGGACTTCGCAAATAGCAATACCGGTTGATTCGGCTACTTGCTTGATAAGTTCTTCTTTTTCTCATGGCTTATCCCTCCGTACCAGTAGATTCAATGTCCTCGAAGACCGTTTTTTGCATCTCTTGTGCCTCCATCGGACGTTCTTTAACCAAATCGCCATTACCATTGTAATATCCGGTGGTACGGGTGTTACGATCCATAAACTTAAAGCATTCATCCGTAATTTCCTCATAACCACGTTTTATATCGGTAAGCAACGTTTTTTTACGTTCCTTTTTAGGTTTCAGTTTGTCCTTGTATGCTTGCATGAAAGCTTTCTTTTCTTCTTCCAGTGCGGCCATGTCAAGGTCAATATTTGCCAACTCCGTTTTCCGTTCACCCATTTCTTCCTCGCTGAAAGGAGAAGTATAGGTAATTCTTTCAACTGCTGCGCAATTGTCTTCCAACATTTGTCTGCGAAGCAATGGATTCTTATCTTTAAATAGTTCTTTATCCATATCATAAAGGTTTTAAGCCATATCGGGCAGAACCGACAAATGGCTGTGGGTTAGTCCTTATGTTTGCTTTGTGTATATCATCTGTACGATGATTGAATAATCGGGGTAATCCCGTTATTTTGTCATATACAACCAGTTCAGACGATACATAACAAATAAAGCCTTTCAGTCGCTCTTTCAACCATGCGTTCTGATAGGCTCTGCGTTCACGATATTCTTGGTAGCTCATTCCCTTTGGGCGAGCTGTGAGAAGGGGAGTGTAATTTCTCGCCCCCCCCGATTTAGATTTACTCTTTCCCATCAATCAAATTTTTATATTGTTCTTCTGAAACGAACTTGTCGCAGTTCCCATACCAAGTACCATCATTTATCTTGTATGGCCTGACTGTTTTATCCATTTCATTCATAACACCGACTACCGCATCTTTTTTGTTATCACTCCATACAATAACAACATCGCCGATAGTCGGAATGTATTCAAGCTGTAACTTCTCAAAATTGAAGGAGTAATGTTTTTCTTCCTTCATGGCAGCGAGCATTTTGGCCTTTTCCTCTTCCGTAGCTTTACGGAATCCCTTCATGCCTCCGATACCTGCTTCGGGTGTGGGTTTTACAAAAACTCTGTCACCTTCATCATTGGAAGGAACATAGGCGACAAGGCCGAAAGGCACTTTTATTGCTGGTAAAAAAGGAAGTGGTCTTTCTTCTCTAATTTCAGAGAGAATCATCATGCTGCCTCCTCCGCGATTTGGATTGATAATTACGTCACCGGGGATGAATGTCTCACCCTCAAACTCAAATTTACCCCCCCCCATAACTTTTGGGGTAGATTGCATACTTTCTTCTTTCACGATTTTTACCATGTGTCCTTCGGGCACTTCAACTGTTACTGTTTTCATTTTAACTTGATTTTAAATTGGTTATTGTATTCGATATATTTTTCCGGGCAGGTTGTTTCTATAATTCCATTTATTGTAGGAATACGAAATAATTTACCGGATTTACGAAGCTTTTTTTCAAGCTGTTTTGCCTTGTGTAAAGCGGCCAAAGAACGTGCTTCATTTTCAATTAGCTCTTTAGCCGCTGTGATACTGTTACTAATTTTTTCACATGAATCCATTACTTGACTTCTTCTGCGTATGGAGTATCGTCTTCCTCAAAATCGTCCGGTTTCTGACCTTGTGCCTTTTTCCAGTCTTCAAACATTTCATCATCCAACTGGCTCTCTGTTTCAAGAACTTTAATCATGGAATCTGAAATGCCGGTTTTGGGCAGGAATTTGAAAGCCCAGTTCACGATTGTTTTTCGAGCCATTTCTTCAAAGTCTGTGTCCCACGGAGATTGCTTGCCTTTCTTGACAGCCTCACTACGACTTTTTATTTCTTCAATACGTGCTTTGGGCATTGCATCGAATTTTACAACACCGGAAGTCAAGACTGCAAAATAGTAGCCTCCAAGAAGATCACCACGTTCTCCGAATACATTGGGTTTGTGGATGATAGTGCCACCGGTACCTTTTGTCATGCTGAACTCGTCATTAGCATAAACCAAATCAGAATAAATATCTTTTACAACGCCGGTGCGGATCAAAATATCAACTTTCCCCATATATGAAGCTTGGAACTTCACTTTGCCTTTGTACGGTACAAGATACCCCAATCTTAATTCAGGATTGAGTGTCAGACCGGTGAGAGAAACGTTTTTGATTGCTTCGACAAGATGATCGGGATATTGCCGGGCACAGTCAATCAGATAAGGATTATTTAACATTGCCTGCATAGCGAAATTGACTTCACGGGCAAATTGCTGTTCAGTGCCGCCAGCTGCTATAAATGCCTTTTTAGGGGAGATAAAACAGCTTTCCAATCCTTTCAGTTGTACCGGAAAGGCTGGTGGGGCAGAAGGAACGGGCGGTTGTGGTGTGGAAGGTGTTGGGGAGGCCGGTTCTGTTTTTGTTGGTGAAGGAACATTGTGTTGTTCCATTCCCAAGTTCCCTTGTTGGGGGGATTGATTCTCTGTTTTGCTCATTGTTCTTGATTATTATAAAAGTTAAACATCTTGTTCTTTTCAAATGCAGGTGTGTCAGGCACCATTATTCTTCGTCCTTTGAATCCCGGCTGAATAAATATCTGTGCACCGTCAAAATCATTATTTTGTGTACAGTAAACATGCTGGTCTAACAATTTCTTGAATGCCAATGCACTTGCACCCATTTTCACAATTCCGTCTTCCAAATGGAAAGCCCAGTTTGCTGCACTGACAAATACTGCGTCATAGGGAGCTGTCTTTTGTTGCATAACCCAATAGAACTCCTTCCATACTCCAGTACGTTCATGTTCAAAAAACTGGTAGAAGGCTGCCGAAATACCATAATGAAATTTGGCAATAGTCCGGTTAACTGTTTCCTCATGAAGATCATCAACCGCCAATGTTTTCCAGTCAACAATCTTTTTGGCCGTTTCCACATCAGGGCGATATTTGAACTTACATCCTTCGTATTCAACGAAATGGCTGACTTCGGCTTTCCCCCATTTTAATATCTGCCTGATCTGCTTGGAAGTGTCCCGACAATTGTTAAGAAGCTCATAAACCATTGTTTCAACCAATTGCATATCGGTTGTGCTTGTCAATGTTTTACCCGGATTTGACTCTTTGGCCTCTATTAGTGCAATCTGATATTTTTGAGTGTCTCGTCCATACGGACAGCCAGTTTTAGGATTTATAGGTGGCTCAAATACAAGAAGATTATTTCTCCATTTGTCAAGTGTTCCAGTATTAACAAGGCTTTCCATTGCATCATGATACAGCGAGCCTTTTTCAGAAGCTTCAATACTGATCTCGAACATTTCAGGGTGTAATGCCTTGTATCGGGCAAACTTTGGGGACACCATATAATCTTTAATCTGCGTACTACTTAGGAAGTCTTTAAATCTTTCTCCCTTGTGATATTCGTCATTTGGCAGATTGTAAATTGTATCTTCTATATTACTCATATAATGGATTTAGAGTTTTACAAAAAACTCCCTACTTTCGCAAGCAAGGAGCCAATAACTAACTAAAAAACTTATTCATCACTTGTGGATAGTAATTCTTTGTAATTCTGTAATATGTATTCTTTTTCTTCATCTGTAAAAGAATAGGCTTTAGCCATAAATTTCATTGCCATATCCTCGTTATGATCGGAAAGGGGATAATAGTCTGTGGCGAATTTGTAAGTAAGCCTATTCAATCGCTCATACTTAACTTTGACCTCCTTAACCCGTCCGCTTATCTCCGAGATAATGCCGGACGCTTCTTGTATCTTCTCGTCATATTCCTTTTGGTCTTTCGCCGCTTGTTCTTTCATAACCTTGTTCTGTACGGCAAAGTTGGAAATCTTTTCGTATAGTTCACTTGAATACACAAAGCTACAGTTAACCTCAAAGTCTGGCTTGATAGAGTAATTGTATTTATCTTTCTTGACGAGGTATTTGTAGTCGCTTCCGAGTTTGTTCCAATCGTATTCAACTTTGCGAAGGGTTTTCGCATTACGTAATGCTTCTGCTACCGCATTCGCTTCTTCCATATCTGTAAAAGCGTAGCCTTCAAAAAATGGGATCGTGAACACTTTCAAATCGGCTGGTTCAATCTCAAACAATTCGGGAACCTCCGGCTTATCCATAATTTTGATGCCTTCCTCCATCATGCGGAGTTTAATCAATTTCTGTACATCTTCCTCCGTTAACGCAAGAATCTCTTGCTCGGTCATTTCTGTAATTCCTTTCATACTTTTAGCATTTAAAATGTGTTCCCGTCCGCGTTCCGATGGATTGTTGGCCGTAGCTTTTTAGCGGTGACCGCTTCTTGCGAAGCACGGGTATATATATCATTTAAAGTATCTATTCAGTTAAGAATGTATTTATAAACGCCC